CAACCATTGCCCTTTGTACAGCGTCATCACCTTCCTCCCGGTTGTTCCAGTAATCCTTTGACAGAGGACCACCCATACAAGCTGAAGAAACAATAATGCCTTCGTTGTGTTCCCTCAACATCTCATAATCAATACGAGGGTAACGATAAAAGTTGTTTGGGTCAAATGACTTACTTACAATCGTAAACAAGTTGTTAAGACCAGTTTGGTTCTGCGCCAGCAAAACCAAGTGAGCACGACGGTTTAGAATGTTCTTTTCTTGCCGTTTTGTTGTTTCCTCATCTTCAATAACTACTGCGCTATTTAGTTCTTTCTTCTTTCGACCCTTTTTATTTTTGTCGATCTCCGCTTTTTCTTCCTTCCATTTCGCAACAGAATCAATGAAATATCCCTCAATACCAAAGATTGGTTTGAAGTTCTTGCCTTCCTTTTGTAGCTTCTTTGAGTGAAGCACCTGATAAGCAAGCCCGTTCATATTGCCATGATCGGTTAAAGCCAAGGCGTCCATGCCGTTTTCGATTGCGTAATCAATGTGATCTTGTGGATATCCCAATCCATCAAACACGCTGAAAACTGAGTGGGCATGTAAGCCCACGAATTTAATTTGGTTACTCATTATTCTCCTGCTAGGTTGTAGAGTTCGTTTTGTAGGTCTGCGACCTTATCTTCTAGTTCGTAGATGACATCTTGCATCTTTGCGCTAACACTTAAACTGTTAGCGGCTACATGAAATGCCTCATCAATTAATGTTTTTTGATCGACACTCAGTTCAATATAGTTTGTTGGAAATCCATTCCTTTCTAAACTTTGATAGCGAATCTGTTCATATACTTCTGCGTTATTCATTTGTATCTCCTAATGTAAAATCAAAGTCATTTTGATAGTATTCTTCTTCAATTGGACTTTCATTATACTGCTTTTTTGTGTCAATTGCAAGCTCTTCTAACGCCCTGATTTGATTACGAAGGTGTTCGTTCTCTTCCATTAACTCTTGGTTCATTGCTCTCATAATTTCAATTTCCTCTTTAGGATCAATCATTTTCTTCTCCATAAATTTTATAAATACTTTTTCTTTCTAGCAAGCTTGGCTTTTTAAATTCTTTGCCATCTCGCATATATTCTCTATAATCTTGCCAGCTATTCATTGTATAGCTCCAATCAAGCTGTTCTTTGTGATAATCTTTTTCGCTTAAATGGCTAAACAAATCATTTAGACCAAACTGTTTGCCGCTGTATCTTTCTTCTTTCGGCAATGCAATAAGCATCTTGCCTTTTTTAGTTCTTTCGTATTCTTCTGATTTAGTATATTTCATCGTTGCGTTTTCATTTATATATTTACGAACAATCTTTATATCCTCTTTTAAAAAAGTAAACGCATGGTGGTTGTTGTTTAAAAAATTCTTTCCATCACCCTCAAACATAAACCTTTTTTTATTTTTTATAATCGTCCTAAACTTTGAAATATAGCTTGGCTCATAAACCACATAAGGGGATGTCGCATAAAATACATCTGGAACTAGAAAATTACTAATTCTTCTAGCAGACATTGTTGCATAAACTGCTGCGTTAATATAACCCCACCCTTCGCTATCTCTTGTATTATAATATCTTGCCTGACAAGGAACTAAATAAATTGGGATTAGCCTTTTGTTCTCATACGGCTTTGGATCCATAGTTCTTTTTTGCCAGACTGGATCCATGACATAATCACGAAGTCTTTTTTTAATGACCGGAGACCAATCATCATTTACTGAAATCCAAATTGATTTAACACCTGCACAGGCACACTCATAAACCGCAAGGTCTAAGAGCGTAAAGTCCTGATTGATTGGCATCAAACAATCGTGCCAATCGAATCCAAAATTCTTTTTGTCAGGTAATAAAGATATGACTCCTGCGGAGGCAGTATTGGTTGTTGACATAGCTGTTTTAAACTCTCCTCAATGATGATTATATTGTCTTCCTCTGTTTTATATCTATAGTCTGCAACTATGATTCTATTCTCTAATTTTGGTTTTAAGCTCCTATAATAATCTCGTGTTAAGGCTATTGCTTTATTGCCTGTTAGAAAATCATCTAGTAGGTAACGCACCGTGACAGAACTGTTATCAAAATCATTTATTTGTTTATCATCATCTAAATAAAATCTTGATTTTAAGATTTTGCCATCTATACATACAAAGTCTAAAAAAGAGTCATGCCCCCTGAACCATGTTTTATCCATAAGTTTTGCATTGGTTCTGAAATGGTCTTCAACTATGCAAGATCGCTTAGTCTGATTGTGTCTGGCACCATTAAGCTTGATGTTGTCAAATAAGTGTATTGCTTTAGCTTGCAGCACAAATTCTGTTTTATTGGTTTTGTGAACTAAATTACCATCGACATATCGCAAGTTGTTGCGATTTATCTGATAAAGCTTGCCATCCAAGTTTAAGATGTAACGTAAAAAGAACTCCAACTTATCAGTTTCTAAAAACTTTTCAAGTTTATTTTCATTTGCAATAATTTCATCAGAACAAAAATTATCGATGATAAATTGATTTGTTGGTTGCACCACTGGTTCAATCTTTTCTTGGGGAATGTAAAAGCACGTTATATTCCTAGTAAAAGAGTATAACAATGCCCTTACATCCGATCCAACAACTATGTTGTCATAACATGATTTAACAGTCTTCTTCGGCATTACATCTTAGCTAAAACGTAATTGTCCTCAATCAAAATTGCAGTTTCACCAAACACGCTAATTTTTCTAAGCATGTGTCCTTCCACGACGATCTTATCACCTGGGGATAGGGAACCAACAAATTTAGACTCCGCTGAAACATCAACGACTTGCACGACTTCAAATGGCTTCTTGCCAGTTATAACATCATCAGGTAGATAAAAAGATGATTCTTTTTCTGGTTCCTGCTCTAAGATACTGACAAGTAACGACCTATTGAGTGGTGTCATTGTCACCCCCCTTGTCAAGAAACCCTGTTTCTACTGCTTCAAAAATCTTAGTAAAATTATCAAAGTCAATCTGTTGTTCCCACATACGGAACGCTTTCATTGCGAGTGAAATCTCGTCTTTGCTAAGCCAGCGATTTTCCATGAAATTCCTGCGTAACTCCTTGCGTTGCTCGCGATAAGGACGCATACAATCTTCAATCGCTGCCATTGACTGAATGTATTCAGCCATTTTTTGTTGCTTTTCAGCTTCCATTTTTAATCTCCATTAATTCTTGTTTATTCTCTAAAATAGAATATTCATTTGTTTCTTCGTCATAACATAGAATAATCGGGGGCTCAAAGTTTAATGTTTCTTTCATTTTATTCACGGATAATTGGTCTGTAACCAAATCGTGAGCGATTCCTTTTTTTACAATAAAACTTAGAACTTGCCTTGATTGTTCAGTGTCGTCGGCAAAGATGGTAATTTTTTTACCCATTATAGGTCGTCTGTTGTCTCTGCTGGCAGGTCTACCTTCCTGCCTGTACTGTAAGACCAACGATGAAAAACAATCGCCTTTGTATCTGCGACTCTGTGCTCCATAACAAGCGGGTTATCTTTCATTGGCTGTCCTTCCTTACCACAGATGGGACACTTATTATACCTTCCTAATTTGAGATCGTACATCGACTCAACCTTTGAGAAGTACTTGTTCGCCTTTTGATTCATTAAGTTTCTCCTGTTGTTCTTCTTGTTCTAACAGTATAGCAAGATCTGGATACTTTGTCAAGACCTCTTGTGTTGTTAGACTTTCATCACTCTTCAATTTTTCTATTACTTTTTTTATTTTTCCCATCTTATCTTCTCCTCATTTTTTTATTACCAAAGGCAACTGTTAATCTCCGGTGCTTCCTAGGGCTCCATCTCCACGATTTGAAATGGTTAGTGGGTCATTATAGAGTCTTTTCTCCTCAACTGGGAAGCAGCGCCATTGCACCACTGGGATTAAAACCAGTTGCGCAATCTTATCACCGACCTCGACGATCTTTTTAGTCTTACCAATATTGTGAAGGTTTACAAAAATCTCACCGCTATAACCAGAATCAATTACACAAGCACCAACAATAAGATTTTTCTTCGCTGCCATGCCTGAACGGTTTTTAACTTCTAGCATATAACCATGCGGAACTTCGACCTTCAATCCGGTTGGCAATATAGCAGAGTCGCCGGGATCAATACGAATATGTCTAAAATTATCTGGATCAAATTCTGGACAATAAAAAACATCAGCACCTGCGTCTGATGGGTTTGCACGACTAGGTAATTTAGCCGTGTTGTGTATTCTTGCAATTTTAAGTAACATTTTTTCTCCTATGGAGCCACAAACAGGGATCGAACCCGTGACCTATTGATTACAAATCAATTGCTCTACCAACTGAGCTATTGTGGCGTATTTTTCTTTTTCTTATATTTGTTTTTAGCTTTGAGGATGAGGGACTCTACCCATAAGATAAAGTCCCTCATTTGCTCATACTCCGCCCTACCTTTGTACATCAACCATCTTTACGAGACTCTAAAACTTGCTTACGCAAATCCTTTAGAGCATTTGCTGCACCTTGTGCTGCCTTACGAACTCGGGTTCCTGCTGCCTTATTACCGCTATCGGTCTTTTCGGCGTCTGCAAGAGCCTCTGTAAGTTGTTGAACTACTTGTTCTAGTGAACCTTTAACTGACATTGTTTACTCCTTTTCCAGTTGTTTAATTAGATAGTCTAAATACCATCTAGCTTTTTTAAGATCTCCAACACGAGATGACTTGTGTTTTGATCTTGCTACATACTTTACCACGTTTCCTTCGATAAAGTCAAGTTCCCAATCCACAATAGCATCAATAACTTCAATCTTTCCTTGGTTGTAGTGCTGTGGATGATTAATTAATTCTGAATATTTTTGTAATTGATGTCGATCACCGTTCATCATTTCTTCCTTTTTTTGGGGTGTATCAAATGGATCCACCTTGTCGCACCCATGGTGCATTTCCATAATCATATTTTCTCCTTTTGGTACTCCCGAGGGGAATCGAACCCCTGCCGCCGAGGTGAAAACCCGGTATTCTGACCGTTAAACTACGGGAGCTTTAATAATTTTATTTAGTTAAACCCTCTAAGAATATTAGCACTTCTTCTGCATGAGCGCCCTTTTCCGCAGCTTTAAGTATTTCTGCTGTGACATCAGGATGTTCTCCCACGCCAACCGGATTACAAACATATAATTCGATTACTGCTTTAGCGTCTTTAACATCTGCTCTTAGTTTTGCTTTCGCTGCTTCTAAAAACATATTGCCTACATTAATGTTTTGCGACATTTTATTCTCCTCTTTGGCTCCGCGAGCAGGATTCGAACCTGCGACAAGGTGGTTAACAGCCACCTGCTCTACCAACTGAGCTATCGCGGAAAGGTTACTAACCTTGTGGTGTAACGTCCTCTGGGACGTTTACTGCGTCAGTGCCTGTAACATCTGAACTAGCGTCAACTGATGTTACATCTGTTGATCCAGCATCGACATCCTTAGACTCCTTAGCACAGCACTCAATCTTGCAATTAGCAGGATTCTTGTCTTCCTTTACACACTTATCAAAACAAGTCGTACACTTGTCTTCCTTTGTCCAATCGCTATAGCAAGCTTTCTTACAATCTACCTCTGACATATCTGTTTTTACACACTTTAGATAACACTCTTTAGCACCATCCTCTGTTGCATCAGCAGCCATTAGATCACGATCTGAGCCGTCATTGCAGTCCTTCTTTTCATCACCACCACAACCAAATGATAGTAGTGATAATGCTACACCGATTAGTAATACGTTACGCATATTATTTTCTCCTTTTTAATCTGTTGCTTATTTTAACAACTTTTTTTGCATAAGTCAAGCCATATTTGTTAGGGCTTTTACCCTTACAGCGAAAACCTGCATTATATCCACAAAGTCCAGTTTTTAAATTACCTTTTCCATATTTATAAATCCAATAATTTAATTTCCTTGCGCCTTCCCAAATTGAAACTTTTGGGTTTTTTAATTGTTCACAATTGTATTTGCTATATTTGTGAACCACTTGTGTCAAACCGCAAGCTCCTGCGGAAGATACGACGTGAGGTTTCCAATTTGACTCAACTTTTATTAAAGCCGTTAGTAAATAGGGATCTAAATTATATTTTTTAGATGCCTCTACGACATGTCGGCTAAAACGACAAGCACTATTTTTACCACTGTGACTAAAAATACTTGTACTAGCAATGATAGCACCGCAAAGAATTTTTGCTGTAACAGCCATTCAATCATTTCCTCTAATTTCATTATAAGCTCCTACTGTAACTGGATACAATTTTTCAATAATCTTTAACATTCCCTTAGCCATTTCTTGAATTTCCCACTGAGCGCCTTCATGTGTGCGAAGATCAATAAACTTCAAGATATTGCTCACGTTCGCTGAAGCGTAGTATTCAGTGTACATGTTCTGTGGCAAAATGCCTCTTGCTTGTTCTCGGCAGACTCCTGCTTCAATAAGCTCATTAAACAACTTTAAACTCGCATCATGATGCATTGTAATACAATCAGAGGCTTCATACTGCCAGCTTTCAATAACTGGATCAATCAGTTCTTCAGCATTGCTTGCTTGGCGATTTGACTTGTGTTGAGTCCTGAAAGCTTCTGGTTCATAGAACTGAATGTCGAAGTCAGTATAACGCCTGCTAATCTCATTATAAGACCAAGTACGATGCCTGTGGTGCTGAGAGCGGACAAACAACGGGACCTTAACACGGAAGGTTACAAAGCAATGCTCCAGAGTTGAAGTGTGTTTGTGTTTAATAAGATACTTGATAAGCTTTTTATCTTTTGCTTCCAACTCTGTTTTATGCTTGCCAAAAGAAACCCTGGCAGAGTTGACAACGGTGAGGTCATCCCCCACCGCGTCTACTAACTCTACGAAACCTTTGCCATCTTTGTATAAAGGTATTTTCATTTTTAATAACATATTAATATCCTAGATAAAGAATTAGTCCTGCTGCTGCGCTAAAAGTAACCAATAGAGCTAGAAATACTCTGTATGCTTCTCGCTCACATCGTTTATCATCTACGAACATTTATAGCTCCAACTCTAGGTTACCATTATCGGTCCTAACATTAACAGTCCAGCCAGAACCTAGAGAGAAGGCAAACTCTTCTGCCTCTGCGATTAGATTTCGTGGCACTTCAACCTCGGCAGTTAGATTACACATACCGCGCTTGTGGTCCCATTGTTCAAGACTTTCCTCGACATATTCATCCCAATTCTCTCGGATTGCTTCATATACATGGTCCTCAAACTCAAATGATCCTCGTTCGTAGTCATCTAAAGCACCATTGCTCCGTAGATTGTTAATCATTGAATTGTGCTTGCGAATACCTTCGTGAGCGACAACACGAGCAACATCGTATAGGACGTTAGTCTCACTTAAAGCATCATCAAGATAATCTCCTGTATAGTGAAACACTTGTGTGCCTGCCTTGTATTTAAGTGTAACATTTGCGTTTTCACTTAGGTTTAGCTTGTTTAGAGCAGTAGTAATTTTATTTCTTGTTAGATCCACGTTTTCCTCCTTTTGGTTTGTGATCGTCTTCGATAGCACCCACCATTGCTTCAACTAGTTCTTTGCAGAACTTAGCGTTACGAATTTCTGGGGCTTCCAACTTTCTCGCTTCATTTAATCTTTTGTAAAACTTTTTATCAAATTTTAATGTTATTTCTTTCATTGTTATCCTATGGTGATCCCAAGGGGACTTGAACCCCTGTTGCTGCGGTGAAAGCGCAGTGTCCTAACCGCTAGACGATGGGACCGGTTTTGGTACGGGCGGTGGGACTTGAACCCACTATCTCTGCTTTATAAGAACAGTGCATTTACCAGTTATGCTACGCCCGCTTTGGCACGCCCGACAGGATTCGAACCTGTGACCCTCGGTTTAGAAGACCGATGCTCTATCCAACTGAGCTACGGGCGCTCTGTTTAAAAGAATGATGCTATGAAATCAGCAGCATGTACTGCTGTAAAAGCAAAGCAAAACAAACAAATCATATCATATATGAACTCGCGTCTGTACAGCCTTTCTCTTTCTTTTTCAATCTCGATCAATCTTTGTTTTAAATCTTCGTCCATTATACACCTCTCTTTCAGTTTTGTCAAGCAATCTTATGTGCTCAATCTTTTTCCAGTTTGTTGTGCCTACATCAAAGAATAATATTTTAGCACAAATTCCAGCCCATCGCTGCTTTTTTATTTCTATCAAACAACCAACTCGGTTGTCGTCTTTTGTTATTACTAAGTCACCTGTCTTCATAGTGCCCATTCGTCTTCGTTGTGCTCTTCTACTGGCTTATACATTACCAGCACTCTAAGCTTTTTCCAACGACGGGGTAACTTCTTTCTCATCTCTTTCGCCTCGTAGTAAGGCACAGATACATCTAGTGTTTTACCACTGTCATCTTGATTAATCTGACAGTCATGAATATCACTTAATGAAAACTCTTGCTTAAATTTTTTAATTAATTCTTTTATATTCATTGTAACCTGTTGGTACGAGCGGGGGGACTTGAACCCCCAAGCACTATGGTGCGGCAGATTTTAAGTCTGCTGTGTCTACCTATTCCACCACGCTCGCTCTGTTAATTAATACAATAATGTAGAGCCATTACCGCAACAACAGTGAATGTGACAGCCACTAAAGCATCAATAATATCGTGTTTCATTTCTTTCCTCGTTATCGTGAGTACTATTGTATCAACCTTTTGATGGTTTGTCAAGACAATCTTTGCTAGCGATAAAGCCTTCAGAGTAAAGAACATTGTCTCGCAGCATAATAATCCCATCATGAGTTTTAGTTCTAATGCCAAACATGGTTCCCTGCTCTAAAACAATTTTTCCATACTTAACCCATTCACCCTCTTCAAACTTGAACAAGTGATCGCCAACTTCAAATTCTGTAACCTTATAGACTCTATGCATTTTTTACTCCAAGATAATCTTTCCATTCGTCAGGAACATTGTGGCTAAATTTATTTTCTTTGCTTACAATCAATTCCTTTGGTACGGTGGGAGGCTTTAATAGCTTCATCCCTGCTCGTTTAAGTGACTTGCTGCCTTTCTTTTGATTACAAGATTTACAACAAGTTACTATGTTCTGCCAAACTTTTTTGCCGCCTTGCGAAACTGGAATGACATGATCTAATGTAAAGTTCTGTTTTGTTAGATTCTTTGAGCAATACTGACATTCACCATCATCGCGAATGAAAACATTCTCTCTGCTAAACTTAACCACTCTATTAAACTTGAATCTTTTAAGGACATTCCCAATAAAACGAACAATTGAGGGAACATTAAAGATCTCATCTACAGTATTGATGTATCTGTCTTCATAAACTGAAACAATCTCGACTCTTCCAGCAAACCACATTGAAATAGCATCCTGCCATTTTACATGATGCATTGGCTGATAAGCAGATGATAATACCAAAGTATCCATATTATACCATAACTAGTAAGAAATGAGACACCTTTTACCCCGTGCCTCTCCTGCGGGTTGATCTCGACCTAATGGAAATCACCCCCTCGTCGGTCTTGTGAGATCAAATTCATATTCCATATCATATATGGCTACTAAATCCCAAGTATCGCCTGTATTTTCCCACTCACACTTAGCATAAATACGGGCATCAATTACGGCATCATTGAAAGTTCTCCTTTCAATATTCCGCATTTTTACTTCTTTTGTTTTTGGATTTACCATTACAAACTGGAACCTTTTCATTTTGACCTCGCCAGTTCATTATACAAAATTTTTCTGGGCATGTCAAGCTCTAAAACCAATTCTTACCAAAGATACAATCTTTAGACACATCCCAATAGATAAATCTCTTACACTTAGCTAATGAGTAAACTTTTAATAACTCTTCCCCAAATTTAGATTCACCTCTTGTAAGTGCTCGTTCATATTGGAAGTGCCACCATTCTGAACCACCATAGGATCCTCCGTTAAAGAATGATCTTCTAGCTCTAATAGAATGAAAACCATGCTTTAATGCCAAGGCTGTAAAGTCAACAAACTTACCTGTAACTTTTTTAGTTTTAAGTTTTGTCTTTCTGCCTGAACGAGTTACATAAGTTCCTTCCAATTCCATTTCTTCGCCATTATCACAGCGCATCCAAACTCTCCAGCGTCTATCTCCAATGTCTTCAATGACATAAGGGTCTTCTTCTGGTTTGTACATACCTGTTGGTAAAGCCATGTCGAAAGCTAATCCAGTGTAGTGAAAGGATTTCTTTGAACGAGCAGCACCTGATTTAGAAGCTAAACCTCTTCTACCGCCTGCTGATGTTAGATAACCGCCCAACTCCTTTACCTCTTCGTAAAGTTCATTGTAAGCTTCAGCAGCATCAGAACGAAGTGTCACACGAGTGTAACCTGCTCTACCGGGGAACTTATCTGCTGGGCACTTGACCCAAGACAACTTTTCTGTTGGTGGCAGTTCCTCAAGTTCGTTCTGCTCATCTTCACCGACTAAATCGTGACCTTTTTCTTCTAGAAGCTTATTTAAAATCGAGATTGTCATCTTACCGGCTTTGCCGTCTGCTTTCAATCCTTGTGCTTCTTGGAAAGCTTTCACAGCTTTATCGGTTGCGGGACCAAAAGCCCCATCACAATTGCCCAACTCATAACCTAATGCCTCAAGACCTTCTTGAAGTTCAATCACCTGATGTCCAGATGAACCATTTTTTAATAACATTTTTACACCTTTATGATTTTTTAATGATTTCCCAAAGCGCAACACCAAGCGAGCCCAATGCTCCAGTTGCTAAAAGCCAGAGAACTCTAGACATGCTTGCCTTCCAAGCCTCTAGCTCTTTTAGACGTGAATAAATACCTTCATCTGGATTATAGATTGCCTCTTTAATCTTACTTACATCGTCAGCCATTTCTTCATTTTTTTCTTTCATGGTCATAATGGCATCCTCTATTCGCTGTAGCTGACCTTTCAACTCTGTAAACTCTACAGCAGTGCTAGTATTCATTTTGTCTGACATTTTAGGAACCCCTATTTCATATAAATAGTATACCGGATAAGATTAAACTACCTCGCAGGAGCCGCCTGAGCAAGCCAACTCCCCTGATAAATCTGTATTATCCGTACTTTCAAAGACATTATTAAGATCAACCTTCGTTAAAGACTGAAGCATTACATCGTAAGTTTCCTTAGAACAATCCTCAAAAGGTGCCTGCTGATAGTTGCCGCCATCATATGGAAGAACACTTAAACCATTGTAAACATCACGATTTTCCCACATCCATTCTCCAACATCTTCCCATTCTGAATCGCGAATGCTCACTGTTGCAGATACGTTATGAGTGTTTTGACCTTTTTTATGCCCCTTGCGTACCCACTCTTTTGAAACTCTAGCAACTCGTTTAAGCATCGACATAGCTGATTCGGTTCTGTAAATCGCTCCGTCAGGAGCCTTTTGTGGTACTGAAATAACAGCAGTATCGTGAGGTCTAAAATATTCATCCTCGATCATTTCTGGGTGAGCCAATGACAAATAGTCATAAATAGCCTCATTTTTACCAACCCTTAGACGACGAATGTAATAATCATTATGCCAAGCGTGAATGCCAGAGGAGGTTCCAAGTGTTAGAGAGGTTGTACCTGCTGGTTTAACACATGTTGTACGGGCTGCTGCTCGGATACCAATGAGTTCTGCGACTCTTGCATTTTCCTCTTTCACAGCTTTTGCCCCTGATTCCATGTCTAATTCTAATACTTTACCAGATCCAATTCCAGTCATCGAGACGCCTATTAGAGCGTCTTTCTCGGTGTTTCTACGCCATACATCGCGCAAGTAATGAAAGTCCGTGTAACCGGCTTGTAGGGTGCCTAGAAACGATGCTGCCTTAACTCTCGCTTCGTACTCTTCTTGGTCTTCTAAATCAGAAGCATTTACCTCGGTTAAGTTACAAAATTGGTACGGTCTGAGAGCAATCTCACAGCATGGGTTTGTGCCCCAATCTTTGTCGTTTGATAAATAAATTCCTGGTTCTCCTGAGCCTGAGTTCTTAATACGTTCCCAGAGTTTCATAAAATACTCTTTATCAACCTTGTGACGTAGAATTACTGCTGAATTGTTTGCTCGACCTCTTTGCGGATTAGCTTCCCACCATTCACCTGCTTTTGAAGAAATCATTTCATCATCATCGGCTGAGAATAGAGAGATGAGTGCGGCTCTGCGGATACCACCTGCTAAAACAGCATCAGCAATATGACACACCATATCATGAACTTCAATTGGTTCCAGTTTGTCACCGTCAATTTTCTCCGATAAAATTCCTTCAACCTTCACCAAACATTCACGAAGTGGTTGTGGTCCTGGGGCTTTGCCACCAGAAGTTATAAGCCTTGCGCCTTTTGGTCGAATGTCACTAAAATCAAAACGCAGTTTAGACGTTCCCTTAAAATAAGAATGGACAAGAGCTTTTACTGCATCTGCCCAGCCTTCGATAGAATCTGAAATCAAAAAGCGTCTAGTTCTTTTAGTGTTTGGCTTTCTAATTTCTGGTAGTTTTTCAACATGATGAGCCTGTACTGAGAACCCTACACCTGTACCGCCAAGTAGCAAAAACATACATTCAGAAAAAGCATCAGCATGATCGATTGGCATGTAAGCACAATTGTATACACGGTTTGGGGCAACCTCAATTGGTTTACCAGCGAACTGCATTGAGCGCATAGAAGGTAAAACCTTCTTTGGTATGACAAATTTTTCATATACTTCTTTAATTTCTTTCTTTAACTCTGGATACTTCTTAATATGCATATTCATATTGCGCGTGCAAAGCTCTGTCCAGTTTTCTCGGCGCTGGTTATCCGGTAAATACTTTGCGTATTTCATGTGTACTGTGATGTCTGATAAAATTTCTGATGCTATTTCCATTATTTGTCTCCTTTTAATTCGCGTTGTAATTCTTTATATTTTTCTCTTAACATATCTTTTTGTTCTTTCGCAGCATTTTTGCTGACAGCCGCCGGATCGACTGAATTCTTTTCTACTTTAATTTTTACATTGCTTGTATCCATATGAATCGGATAAATCAAGCCATCGGGACCGAATCGGTTTTTAGCCACAAAGAACCTGCCAGTGTTATTATTTTTATCCTCGGTGGTACGGGATAGAGTAAATATGAAGTCGGCAACAAAACATTTGGAAAAAGCTTCAGAAATTGATTCCATTGTTACAAGTTCTGCATTATATCCTGTTCTATTCGTTTGAGAGACCGTCCAAATCGGACATTTATTTTCTTGTGCGATTCCTCGCAACTCTTCATAAATTGATTCCAAGTCATGTCTTTTTTCGCCATAACTTTTCTTTGGGCTAATCAAATCTGCATAATCAACAATAATAATGTCAGGTTCAATTCCTCGCATCTTCAATTTTGATAAATGGTTTTTGATTGCTGTGGTTGTAATTGACTTTGTTGGATACTCTTTTACAATTAAAGTTCCCTTAATATCTTTAATCTTTTCTAAGATGTTATCCTTAAACACATTTAAGTCTTTTAGTTTTACACCTGTAATACACGAATCATATCTACGAGCAACAACTGTCTCTGAAAGTTCTAATGTATAATGTACAACTGTTTTATCTTCTTTAAGTGCTTGGCATCCTAAGTGAGCAAGGATATGACTTTTACCAGCGCCAGTGCCTGCCATCGCAACACCGAGTTCTCCTGCTCCAAGACCACCTTGCATCAAGTCATCAAATGTTTTCCAACCTGTTGTCAACGGACTGCGTACTTTAATCTCAAATCGCTTCTCAAAATCTTTAAGATAGTGATACCCAAAATCATTTGATTGTCCCAACTTAAGTGCTTCATTAATCAGATCACTGATTTCGTCAAACGAAGACTTCTCTAAGAGGCGCACAGACTTTACAATCGCCTCTTTTAGTTTTTGCTTTTTACAGAAGTCCAAAGCAGTATCTTTAATATACTCCTCTCCTTGAACAACTGGGTCTGAGTGGATACGAATAAGAAAATCACGGACTTGTTTAATAACTAAGTCGTCTTCCTTCTCCATCTCCGTATTGATTAGAGAAGCCATAAGGTTCATCGACGGATGAACCTCATACTTTTCTTTATATTGATATATTAAATTTGAAAATTTTTGTAGGTATTTTGTCTCAAAGTACTCAGTGATGAGAACCTCGCCAATCTGGTCAGAATATGCTCTATCCATAAGGATGAGCTTGGCGAGGTTCTCTTGGAACATATTACCGAATTTTGAGAAATCAACCTTCTCGCTTGTACGCATAGTTTACCTTTTGTTGGGTCTACCATCATAACAAGAATGGTCGTGTTTGTCAAGCGAAACTATTCTTCGGGTTGTGATGTGGTAGTGTTTTCTTCTTTTAACCCAGTCATTTCAATGTAATCTTTTTCTTCGTGCCTTTTAACTTCGTCATCGGGCAAAGAATCTAAAAATTCTTCAAGATTAAAATCTTCTGGGAGATTCAACTTCTCTACTGCGACCTTGATTGGATCTAAACCGGATGCGCCGCCTTCTTCATCTAAAATATCAATTACAACTTTCTTGATTTCTTCATCAGTTGCAACTTCTAATTCTTCACCTTTTTCAGTTTTCTCTGCCTCTTCAGCAGCTTTCTTCATAGCCTCTTCAGTATCGCCGTCTTTATCTAAATCTAGAAAATCTGGCTTTTCCTCTGGTTTTGCTTTGACTTTTGTCTCAAAAAGATTTCTATACACCATTTCTTTGAAATTTTTCATATTTTTAATCTTCCTTGGAGGCTTCTTTCTTGTCAGCTTCCGATGTATCTTTAACGACTTCTTTCTTAGGCTCTTTTTTGCCCTTGTTTTTTAAGTCAAAAAGATTTTTGTAAATCATATCTTTAAAATTTTTCATATTAAAACCTCCGAATATAAATAGTCTAAGTTTTTGCTATTCTATTAGAACTTGCAAAAAGGTCTGTCCACCTGATTTCTGGAAAGCCATCCTGAAACATCATCTTAACAATTTCTGTTTTATTATAATACTTTGGATAGTTTTCCACTGAGTTCTTAACCATATCTCTTACTTGAAAAGAAACATTTGGAATATACAACTGCATAATTTTATAATTCTTTAAGATCTTGTCGTAGTTGTCAAGAATACCCTCGTGAATTTTTAATTTATTCTCTGTTGCTTCGCACACATCTGATAAATCAGTTAAACTATAATCTTTTTCTTCTACTAAGAAAGGAAAACGCTTGGCTAAAGTTTTTAGTCCTGCACCTTTGACACCTTCTAAGTTGTCGCTTTTATCACCACTAACCGCTCTTGCTAGGGCAAAATTGTTTGGATGAATTTTAAACTCTTCCAGTATGTCGTTTCTTGTTTTAAAAACGGCTTGTACTGGTCGATAGATAATTGTTTCGTCATCCAACAACTGATAAAAATCTTTATCGCTTGAAACAATTATCTTTTGTCCTTCTATCTGACGGCATAGAATTGAAATCATATCATCAGCTTCCACACCATCGTGAATTAGTTGGACCATTGGTAAGTTGTCAATATACTCTAACAATCTTAACATTTGTTCTATCTTGCTTTTGTTTTCCTCTTCAAGAGACATACTAACACCATCAGACCTGTTTAGCCTAATTGCCTTACGCCCTTCTTTATAGGAGGATACCACTGATCTGCGACGGGCAGATCCACCAGCACCATCCCAGCAAATGTAAACTTTGTCTGGCTTCATCTCTCTAACAAGCTTTTGCAGTGTTTTTAAAAAGCCAACCAATCCACCAACAGGTTCTCCACTGGTTGATAGAGATGGATTTACAACATAGGCACGATAAAAAATGTTGGTGCCATCAATGATTAGGGATCTCTCAGTCATTTTCACCGTCCTCATAGAAATCGCTGGACTTACCAATCCTCTTATCAAACTTCATAACCACTTCTTCTTCTAATAACTTAATAACTCTGTTGTAAAACTTTTCATCATTAAGTTTGTCCATCCACTGTTTTGTCTGGAACTTATCTGTCTTGCCATCTTCATAGTGCAAAGTGAACCAAGCACCAGCATTTGTTAGACTATCTGATGACTTGATTGCTTCAAGCCAACTTTCCTTATCCATAATCTTAACTTCTTCGCCAGCCCACAGAATCTTAAAGTTGCATTGCCGTCCTTGAGTTCCGAAACGAGACTTCTGAATCTTCGCTTTGACCTCGGTTCCAATCCTAAACCCTTTATCATCAAAGATAAAAGATGACTTGCCTTTACGAGCAGTCAGCCAAATTCTTAGTGAATAAGAATATGCGAGTGCCTTGCCTCCCGGTGTAAAGTAGGGAGTTGTCATTGCTTCTGCTGTGTTTCTGGTAATGTTAGTCTTCAACTGATTAAGAATCAATAGAGTTGATTTTGTATTAGCAATCGGTTGAATTAACTTAGATAAGCCCTTTGATAGAATACGAGGCTTTACTGCCATCGTAGACAAGGGATTAAAGTCTGACTCAATATCAGATACTGATGGAGTCAAAGCCATACTATCCCAGATAAAAAGCATCTGGCTCTCATTGTTGCCTAACAAACTTTCGATAGTTTCTAACACAAACTCTACTGAACTTGCTTGAACATAAAGTAGTTTTTCAACATCGCAACCTGCCATTGCCAAAAAGTTTGGATCAATAGAGTTTTCTGAGTCAAAGTAGATGACATCAATACCCATCTTCTGTGCGTTGCCTGCAATCTGTGCAGCCATATAAGATTTACCAGTCGCTTCTAAACCAGCGATCTCACTAACTTTGCCTACCGGAATACCACCCCAATCTCCACGTTTAACAATACCATCAAGCCATTTGCAGCCGGTTGGGATAAATTGTAGAACTTGTGTTGGGTTGTCATCAGACAAAGAAAAGGCGACATCGGTGCCCGCCTTTTTATTAATTAATTTCTTCATATCGGCAATAGAAAGCTTGCCTGTTTTTGTTTTTGCCATTTTGTCTCCATAAAAGAAGGCGAGGGGGAAAAATCCCCCTCGCCCATTATAACACTTTTTTAAGCAGAAAGCAAGGACTTAAATGCTTGGTCTGCTGCATCGTCAGTGGTCTTAGCATACTGAACTGTACCAGCACTATCATCAGTATCGCCTGACAAGTGCTGCTCCAACATCTGCTGAACCTCATCAGTTGTCTTCTTAGAAAAGACATTATCATACTGAATCTCAGTCTCAGCCAACTCTTTTGCCAATCCCTTATCCTTATGCAATGGGGAAGTGCGACGGGCTGGGAAAATGTCAGTGCTTGGGAACATCTGACCAGCCTTCTTGCCATAATTAATAGTAAGGTCTGTGCCTTCCTGTAGGTCAGTAATATCGCCATACTCTGGGTTTAGAACCAACTGAAGAAGCTTTTGGTATACAGTCTTGGAATAACCCCAAAGACGAACACCCTTTTCCTCTTCACCGCGAACAATTACAGGGGAAAAGAAGCGTTGCTTTGCCATAAGCTTCTTTGCTTCCTCGCGACTTTCCTCTGTGCCATCATTGAACAACTTGCGAACATATGCGTCAAGCACATCGTCCTC